CCCCTTAGGGGCCACCCGGTACTTTGTGCCGCCAGCAATGGTATCTACTACGATCGTGCAGTGCACTCCCGTCGTAGTTCAATTCAATCCTTAGGGAACTAAATGGGTGAGTATCAAACACGTACTAGACAGAACGTTGTTCTGCCTAGTGTGCAATGCATCTATCCAAGTAATCCGGGAGGAATCCCGGGTAATTACTTCTTCGATAGCAATGCAGTACTCACAAAAGATAGTGTCTACTCCTTTAGGAGTGGACACACTCAGGAATCTGAACTAATAAAACTCAAGACGTCTCAGGATCTTTATGATTACCTGAAACTTAATGAGTCAGCAGTCAGAGTGGCCGCCGAGTATGATACTGGGCATACATTTGATTCCATTCAGAATAAGGTCGTCATACCTAAGACACAGCAAACTGTGACTTGGGGAGGCGGAAACTATCCTAATGGAGCTATGTATAGGGGACCTGTGGTCCCTAGGCCGCGAGGTTTCGACTTTTCTAAAGGCCAACTTACCTTTGATCCGTATTGGGACGATTCTGTCCTGCACGGATATGGTAGGAAGGCTATCGAAAAGACGATTCCAACCGCTCCTGAAGCGAATCTCGCACAAGCTGTATTGGAACTCAAAGACGGCTTGCCGTCAATGGTCCTACACAACCTAACTAAGATGAAGTGTCGCGCTGCTCGAGAAATCGGTGGCGAGTACCTGAATCTTACGTTTGGTTGGACTCCACTCATCAAAGATGTGGAATCGCTTTGTAAAGCTGTCATTAATTTTAATAAAATTATTGATCAGTATTCGCGAGATTCCGGACAAATTGTCCGACGCCGGTATAACTTCAAAGACGAGTACAAGATTCATAATCAGTACTCCGGTAGCGATAATGCTATCGATCTTCTCGGTGTGGAAACCCTTAACTGGGAGAACACATACGTGAAGCGTCTCTTTGAAGGTAATAGACCGGCTATGTCAAATTCCTTCACGCAATCCTCCAAGAGGCGGATTACGTTTGCAGGTGCCTTTACCTATTACTTGTCTGAGGGGTCTGACTTCCTCAGCAAGATGGAAAGGTACGAGGAACTGGCTAACCAGATCCTCGGGATCCGGCTCACGCCGGCTCTCCTTTGGGAATTGACTCCATTTAGTTGGCTCGTCGATTGGTGGTTCGATATCGGAACTTTCATTAATTCCGTATCGGCTTTCTCAAAAGACAGCCTTGTCATGCGCTATGGTTATCTGATGTGTGAAACCACACTGATCAGTAATCAGAGCATTGACCGTATCGATCTTTACGATCGTACAGTCAGCGGCTATGTGTCTCAATTCCGGACTATCCGGAAGCAGAGACTCAAAGCGACACCTTATGGATTTGGCATTTCACTTGATTCTCTTAACGAGAATCAGTGGGCCATATTGGCAGCTCTTGGTTTGACCAAGAGTCCAAGGTCTTTGAGATAAGACCAAGTAATTATGCACCGTCCGGTGTATGATGATCAGGTATAGATTTCCTATACCATTACAAGACAGGACAATGCCATGGCATTTGCTGATCCCCAGTCCCTCAAGGTCGGTTCGGCCACTGCTGTTGCGCTTCCGCGCACCAGCAGTGGTGTCGACAACGGTGCATTCCGCACCAATGACGGCACTCTGGCTCTTCGTGTTTCGCACGCCTATGGCGCTAAGCGAAACCGTCGAACCATCCGCATCGACTCCACGAAGGTTGCGCCTGATCCCTTTACTGGGGTCAACACGCAGTTCAGTGGAAGCGTTTACATCGTGTCCGACTTCCCCGGCGGTGGATATTCCATCGCCGAGCAGAAGGACCTTGTGAACGCTCTGACGGCGTACCTCACGTCGGACAAGGTCACCCAGCTTCTGGGTGGCGAGAACTAAACCGATCTAGAAATGGATCTGATTAGTTTTGTCCTGGGTATCTCGGTACTACCGTGTATTCTGGTCATCATGATTGTGGGACGATTCCTGCAGTCTGATAACCGTACGAATAACCGGCACTGAGAGTTTACCAGCAAAGACAACACATGGCTATGGAAAATTAACCTCTGTTAGGAGGCAGTTTTGAAAAGCCTTATGTTGTTCTGCAAAGAGCTGCTCATTGAATTGGGTAGCTGGTGTGGCACTAGTACCGACCTCGATATCAAACATATCGAGGCCCGATTTGAACACGAGGGGTTTTCGTTTTTAGCGATTACCCTACCTAGCTTCGCATCCGACTTCCAAAAAAGTCTGGATCGTGGCTTTGTGGATCACGACTTGTTTAATGGATTCCATTTTACAAGCGGTCTCCCCCGATTTCTCGGAGGTTTCCTTGATCTTGTGTTCGATCGAACTAGTGGTCGTTTACTTGATGAACCGAATGTGACAGCCATCTTTGCCATTCGCCAAATTACTATGGCGTTTGGTAAGGTGAAACTGGAGTGCTCTGACGAGCGCAACCAGGCTGCTGTTAATTCCTACATCAAGTGTGAGCAGGACCTTCGCGTCTCCGATAAGCGGTTCCCCGATCTAATCGAGGATTTCCAGCGAATCGGTAGACTGCTTTGGACCGATCTCTTTACCGAAATTGACCGCAAGGTCTTTTACGGTGAGCTCGTACCAAAGCACGGGCCTGGTACCACTGCTGACAAGCTTTTGGGAAACCAGAAGTTTTATCAGACAGAGTGGACCAAGCGGCTCGATGATGTTTTTCCTTGGGACGAACATCTCGTACCAAATTGGCGCTATATTGACGCCAATCCAGTGAAGGTCCTCGAACCTGGAGAAGAGAGACCTGTCCAGGTCATTCTTGTTCCTAAAACGCTCAAAACACCCCGTGTTATCGCTCGCGAACCAACTTGCATGCAGTATATGCAGCAAGGTATATTCGAGGCGATACAGGAAGGGATTGCTAGGAGTGACACCCTAACATCTCTTGTCGGATCGACAGACCAAACGCCTAATCAGCGTCTGGCTCGGGAAGGTTCCCTTACGGGAACCCTTGCTACACTCGATTTGAGTGAAGCATCCGATCGTGTTTCGAACCAGCATGTACGCGCTCTGCTTGCCAATCATCCTCACCTTTTGGGTGCGGTTGACGCTTGCAGGTCGCGGAAGGCTGATGTTCCTGGTCATGGCGTTCAACGCCTGACCAAGTTCGCGTCTATGGGTTCAGCACTGTGCTTTCCGATGGAAGCAATCGTCTTTATGACGGTAATCTTCTACGGAATTGAGCAGTTGCTTAATCGACCCCTGACCAAGAAGGACATTAAAGCCCATCTTGGTAAGGTACGCACCTACGGTGACGATATTATCGTCCCTGTAGGTTATGTGTCGTCCGTCGTGAGTGCGCTCGAGACTTTTGGGTTTCGAGTTAACACTGGCAAGTCTTACTGGACTGGAAAGTTCAGGGAGTCTTGCGGCAAGGACTACTATGACGGTCACGATATTACTGTGACTCGCGTTCGTAGTTTGTTCCCTGCACGACGGAAGGATGTTCAGGAGATTGTCTCTACTGTTTCTCTTAGAAACCAGCTTTATAAGGCTGGTCTTCGTAGAACTGTAGAGTATCTCGATAACATGATTGGGAAACTTATTCCTTTTCCTGTTGTCGAAGAAACATCTCCTTTGTTGGGCAGGTGGAACGATGAGGGGGTAACCCCCGAACGATTCCATCCGCACAGCCATAACCCTCTTGTCAAGGGTATGGTTGTGAAAGTGGAGCTACCTCGTAATGAGGTAGATGACCACTATGCCTTGCTTAAGTGGTTCCTTAAACGCGGCGAATTGCCATTTGCTGACAGGGATCATCTTGAACGTTCTGGACGTCCTAGTTCCGTCAGCATCATGACTAG